AAAATCAAAATCAAAATCAAAATCAAAATCAAAATCAAAATCAAAATCAAAATCAAAATCAAAATTGAAAAAAATACTATATAATACATTGTATCATATAATATATCAAAATGAATTTACAAACCATTTATCAAATCAATTTACCCAAAGATATTTTACATAAAATTCGCGATTATTTATACCATGTAAGAGATGAATCCTATTATCTATCAGAACATCGTAAGAAAAAATATCGTTCTTTATTTCTGATTCGATGTTCCAATTTATTTACAAAATTATACGAAGAAAACTATTTTTCTCAACAAGATGAATGTATACTAATGGATTATTTTGGAATTTATGGAATAAAACAAAAAAAGATAGAAAAACTATGTTATTACAATTTTGAATTTGATATTGACCGATCGGATGAAAGAAAAAGAAATTTACGATATAGGAATCGAAACATTCGAATCCATTCTTGGTTTTGTAGAGATTGTGGAAATTATATAGAAAATCGAATCCATTCTAAATATATAAGAACGATTCGATGTGGTGGTTGTAGTGATGAATAACAGTATCAATGAAAGATTGTCGGATATTTGATACCACGAATATCGTTTGGTGGTATAGCAGGTCGAAAAGATGGAACTGGCACATAAGTATTATACTTACTTGCTCCTTTTTTTGCAGGTGCGACTGCACCACCTGCACGAACTCGGGTTAATGCATCATTCACCGTATTTACATCTTTATAAGTAGTAAAACTAATCAAAGCACCGGAAGAATTTAATGAACCATTACCAATACGATTATTACGATTTCGAGTAGTTACATCGGATGCATCACGATTTCCACCTATCCATTTTTTTTGATTAAATTTTTCTACAGATGGTATGTTGGTAGTATAAGTATTTGAAAAAACTTGTCTACCCATAGAAAAGGTACTTTGACTATCGGAAGTAGAATCTTTTTGTGGCATAGCTTTAACACCAGTTAATGCACCATTGTCAAGGTCGTTGATAATAAAAGTTTGAAACATTTGGGTATACATATTCATGGATGATTCTTTTTCTATATATTCATGAGAAAAAGAATTTTTAGGATTTTTTTCAGATTTTAGACACGAACTCTCATAAATGCTTCATAGGAACCATTATGTAAATCTCCACCATTTTTTAAATCATTATAATTACGATTAATCGCTTGTTGTCTACGAAAGGTAGTATAATCCGAAGAATCTGGAACAAATCTCATATTTCCAGAACCAGCAGGAACACCGGTTCCATCACAATGAGAAATAATACTACCGATACGACTTTTCCATCCAGGTTTGTCAGCATTGACTTGATTTGGACCACCACAAACATAATTTTGACGATTTAAAAAATCACCTAAATTATTAATGGCACGAAAAGGTGTTATTTTTCTTTGTTTTCCATTAACATATCCGGTAGCATTTTGTGTATTCCATGATGTTCTTAATATACGACGAGTCATGACAATATTACTATCTTTATAATTTGTAAGTGTTTGTTGTGGAGAATATCCTTGATAAGGTCCTCCTAAATTATTAGTAGAAGTTGGTAACTTTGCATAACCTGGTAATATTGGAGTATTCATACAATAATATCTATTTATATTATATCTATATATAATATTTTTATAAATGAATATTGATAAAAAAAGTATAGAAGATTTAGAAAATTTAATTCGAGAAGAAAGTATTTTAACTTTTGATCCAACATGTATTCGTAAAAAATCAAATATAAGTAAAAGTTCAAACGAATATAAATTTGATCATCCCAATTATTCACCAGAGAAATTACTAAATGATTTAGATTATTATTCACCCAAATTAAAAGCTTTATTAGAGAACATTGAAAAAATAGACGAAGAAGATAGGAAAAATCATGGAAAATTATTCAAACATTTTATTTTTTCCGATTTAAAATCCAGTTCTTCTGGTGCAAAATTATTAGCTTCTGCATTGGTTGCTAGTCATTTTCATTCGGGATATGATGCGACTTTAAAACAGACATCAGCAACAGACCCATCTGCCAATACCAATATAAAAATACCCAAATACAATAAATTATCTTTATTTCCAGATGAAAAATTGGAAGAAACGGAGAACCAGAATTTTTATTTATTGACTTCTACTGGCGTTTATGGACAAGCCATTACAGTGAAAGATAAAAAATCTATGCTAAAGAAATTCAATGAAAGACCTGAGAATATTCATGGAGAACGAATCAGATTTATTGTCATGGACAGTGGATTTAAAGAAGGGATTGATTTATTTGATATTAAATACATTCATATTTTTGAACCATCCACCGTGATTTCCGATCAAAAACAAGTGATTGGGCGTGGAACGAGAACCTGTGGTCAAAAAGCATTGGAATTTCATCCAAATTATGGATGGAGATTGAATGTCTTTATTTACGATATAAATATTCCAAATTATCTAAGTTCCTTTTTTATGTCGTCCCAAACCGCTTCTGAATTATATTTAAAATCCATGAATATCGATGTTCGTTTACATCGTTTTGCAAGTGAATTAGAAGAAATTTCCATCAAAGGATCGGTTGATTATGAATTAAACAGAAATATACATACTTTTTCTATTCCACATCATCCTGGTGATGTAGAAGAACCTTTACCCGCGGATTTTGAATTCGATTATGACGACGATGGTGAAACCGTTGGTGGTGCAAAAAAGAAGAAACTTATTATTCGTAATGATTTACCAACAATTGTTTGGAATCCACCGAGTTCGTCCGATAAACAACCGATAAACAATTATGAAGAAATGAAAAAATATATTCGAAAACATTTTTCCCAATATTCATGGGATTTTGTAAAAATGGAGAACAAATGTCTTGAAAATACCTCCAATAAAAGTGCGGGTTCTCAAATCATTCCATATAGTCCATCACAAGAATTTATGCGACATTATTTTACTCCACAAAATCCATTGAAAGGTGTATTAGTGAACTGGAATCCAGGTAGTGGCAAGCTCTGCTGCGGAATTGCTACGGCAACATCATCTTTCGAAAAACAAGGCTATACCATACTTTGGGTCACTCGAACAACATTAAAAAGTGATGTTTGGAAAAACATGTTTGAGCAAGTATGTAATGAAGATATTCGTGACAAAATGATGAATTCAGAATTTCAAATACCACAAGATCAAAAAAATCGAATGAAATTAATATCGAAATCGTGGCGTATTCGACCAATGTCCTATAAACAATTTAGTAATTTAATATTGAAACGAAACAATTTTTATAAAACATTGATCAAAATCAATGGAGAAACGGATCCACTTCGTAAAATATTATTAATTATTGATGAAGCACATAAATTATATGGCGGTGATGATTTATCATCGATTGAACGCCCAGACATGAATGTTCTCCATTCCGCACTTATGAACTCTTATCGTATTTCTGGAAATGATTCTGTCAAATTAATGTTAATGACAGCAACACCCATGACGACAAATCCAATGGAAATGATTCAATTATTAAATTTATGTAGACCTATTGAGGAACAATTACCGGCTTATTTTGACGATTTTTCGGAAACATATTTGAATGAATTGGGTGGATTTACAGAAGAAGGAAAAAAGAAATATTTAAATGATATCGCTGGATATGTAAGTTATTTAAACCGTGAAAAAGATGCACGACAATTTGCACAACCAGTCATTGAAAAAATCGAGGTTCCTATTGTAAAAAATATAGAGGATATAAAACGATTTGATAAAAAATCGGTTCGACAATATTTTGATGGTGAAATTTCAAAATTAAAAGAAAAGGTTCTCGAGAACAATCAAAAAATAAATGAAAAAATGTCCGAATTATATCCGAAACGATTTATAGATTTACAAAAAAAATGTGTAAGAATCGATGATGAAAAGGAAAAAAAGGATTGTGAAAAAATAGTAAAATCGAATATTAAATTATTGATAGAAGAAGCAAAAGAATCGATTCAAACTATTCGTCAAGATGTAAAAGAAATTCGTGAAAGTATCAAGAATAAAAATTTATTCAAACGAGAATTTATGCAAAACATTTCAGAGAACATGGACGATGATAAAGAAGAATATGATATTTTTAAAAGTTCTCCCTATTTTTCAATCAAATCCAAATGTGGAAAAACTGTAAAAACATTAGGTCAATTAAATGAAGATATGAAACATCATCCAGCCGGAAGATTATATGATGAAAAGATTGTTGAAATGAATGCAAAAATACAGGATTTACAAGAAAAATTAAAAAATGATTTGTTGATGTATAAAAATCAAATCAAAGAAATCAAGGAATTTTCTAAAAAAAATCCGGATCATTTGGATTCCATTACTTTAAAAAGTCTTGTAAAAGAAAAGCGTAAAACCGTGCGTCAATTTGAAAAAATAAAAAGGAAGGAAACACTGACGAATATAAACAAAATCAAAAAAACAATCAAAGCAACACAGAAAAATCGTAAAAATTTGTATAGGAAACTTCGTGCGACAATGAAAAAAAAGATTGCGGAGAAAAAACGAGAACTAAAAGATGAAAAACAGGCGGAATTGAAATTAAAAAAAACATTGGATGAACAAGAAGAAATCAAAGATGAATTATTAAAAGGATTGAATGATAAGTATTCGAAAATCATTGATGATGAGTTATATGAAACAAAACAAAAAATGAAAACATCAAAAACGAAAAAAAATCAAAAAACAAAAAAAACGAATACGAAAAAAATTCATAAAACGAAAAAAATTCAATGATTGTCGGATATAACGATAATATAATATCTTTTGTATAATATATTATGGAGAACGAGAACGAAGAATCATCTAAAACCAATGAATATATTGATAAAATTACTTTGGAACTTTTATTAAATAAAAATCATTATAGTAAATATTTATCGAAAACGGATCCTAAAAAATTTGATGAATTTCGAGAACATAAATCGAAATTACATAAATATAGTATTGATATTGTAGATATTACAAGTCAATTAATTGAAAATCCAAAAAAAATGTTCTCAAGTGATATTGAAGAAACTTTTGATTCTTATGTAAAATCTATCATTCGATATTTAGAAATGAAAGAATTGGAGAACAAAAGAGAGGAGGAAGAAGAGGAGGATATGCTTATAAGCGTAAGCGCCGGTAGAAGCGTAAGCGACGGTACAGAAGAAACCACATCTACATCAGTATGGAGTAAAGAAAGAGTCAAAAAATCAAACATATCCAATGTTGATATGATGATGTTTGCAAGAAAAAGATGACAATAATCTTTGGAAGAAACTTTTATCTAGAGATAATATAATATAAAATGAGAACAATAACCAGAAAAAATAAAAAAAACAAGAAAAAAACAAGAAAATATAGAGGTGGTTTAAAAAAAATGAATTGTAGTCCAGCTGTAAAAGGAAAAACTATGAATAAAATTACATGTTTTACAAAAGAGGTTCTCTATCAAATCCGTGATTCTTTTAATAAACATCACCCAAATAAAAAAATCATATCAAAAGATCCAAAAAAAGTTTGGATAGAATTAAAATCATCTATCCAAAATTGTGATAAAGAAGATTGTTGGTTAAAAGAAATTGAGAATTATAATTTAAGAAAAAAAATCGACGATTTTGTATTTGCACCAGATCAACCACCGGAATGGAAAACGAATAAAAATGAGTGGTTATCCAACTATGATATTTTAAATGTTCTCCAACAATATGAAAAAACATACTCCGACTTTCATTTTATTGGACCTACACCGATTGATTTTGATACTCGTATTCCAGAGGAGAATACATGTGTATGGGAAGAATTATGTAAATTTTCATTAAAACAACAAATAGACAAAGGTTTTTATAAAATTGGTATTATATTTAATTTAGACAAACATGATGAAAGTGGTTCTCATTGGGTATCCTTGTTTATTGATGTCAATGATTGTATTCTTTTTTATTTTGATAGTGCGGGAGAGAGTTGTCCAGAAGAAATAAAACGATTTGTAGAAAGGGTAATAAAACAAGGTAATCAAATGAAAATACCGTTTGAATTTTATGAAAATCATCCGACAGTTCATCAAATGGGAAATACAGAATGTGGAATGTATTCACTCTTTTTTATTATCACAATGCTTACATCCGAATGTAATGAAAAACTATGTGAAAAACAAAGTGAAGGAGGAAATGTTATCCAAACAAAAAAAGAAAAGATAGATTTCTTCAAGAATAATGGAAGAATACCTGATAAATTCGTTGAAAAATATCGTAGTATTTATTTTAACACAAAATAAGTTTTAATTTTTTCTATAGATAATATAGCCATATGGAAAAAACAGCAGTAAAAATTACATCTAAATTATATCCAATTCCCTATAAGAATACTCGTGGATATTATATAGGTGATTATACTCTTCAAATAGATTCGAAACAATTGCCAATGAGTAATATTGATCAAGTTGATTTCATGTTAAATAAATTATTTCAAAATATGAAAAATGAGAACTTAGCAGAAGATGATCCAAAAAGAGTTCCAAACAATGATATTATTCCAGTTTATAAAAAAGAATATATTTTTGAACCTATACGCGCCGCCGCAAAAAAAGGAGGTTCTCGTAAAAATATTTCAAACAAAAAGAAGGGTAAAAAAATTTCAAATAAAAATAAATCTACTAAAAATAGAACCATCAACAAGAAAAAATAGTGAATAAACTTGTAAATAAAGTTGTCAATAAAAATCAATATAAAATGTATTTTGTATTGATTTGTATAATTCGAATGACATTATATGTTCATGCAGAAAATCAAAAACTATTATGGGATACTATTAGTAAAACCGAACTTTTTACAAACACATTTTTAAATGTTTCACCAACACATGCTCATAATTGGTTTAAAGCTGTTATACAAAAATTTTATGTAGAAAATCAATACAAAATGATGACATTGGATGATTTAAAAATAGTCAATAAAGAAACAATTTCTTATATGGTGAATACATTAAAAGAAAAAAACTCAAAACCGTCTCCTCAAAATTCTTTACAATCGAATTCTTTACAGTCGAATTCTTTACAAAATTCTTCTCAACCATTGAATTCTCTTCAAAATTCTTATGGACAATTACCATACACAAATATTAGCGAAAAACAATCAATCATTGATTCTAAACAAGAACTATATAATCAACAGTTTTCAAATTTACAAAAAGAATATGAATCCTTGCTTCAAAGACCTTTACCACCAAGTATAAATGTAGGAGAAAATATAAAAGATGAGGCTATTTCCAATATGGATGAATTAATTAGAGAACATATGAAGCAAAGGGAGATTGAATTACCTTCATTACAACCTTCATTACAACCTTCATTACAACTTTCATTACAACCTTCATTACAACCTTCATTACAACCTTCATTACAACCTTCATTACAACCTTCATTACAAACTTCATTACAACCTTCATTACAAAATCCTTTTATTCAAAAGTTGAAAATAGATAACGATAAAACTATTGAATTACAATCAGAAGATTTGACAAAAAAAACAGTATCGTGGTCTGACGAAAATGAATTAAATACATTAAAAACTCAAGTCACTTTACTGAAAGAAAAGTTGAATATTTTTGAAGAAAAAATGAATAAAATGATGAATATGATAGAAATGAAATTTACAAATATTACATACGAGATATCAGAACAAACATTAGAACAAACATCAGAACAAACATCACAACAAACATCACAACAAACATCACAACAAACATCACAACAAACATCACAACAAACATCACAACAAACATCACAACAAACATCACAACAAACATCACAACAA